GCGGTCAGGTTCTTGTAGTTCTGGGACTGTGTAACCGACAAACTCATATTCTCGCCCTCCGTGCCGTCTGTCTTTCATGCACGGCCCACATATCGTTGAGGGTGACCGTGTTCTCGGGGCCAACTATCAGCGGCTTCGGCTCCGCTAAAGCTGGGGACTTGTCAGATTGCTCCTGCCATGATACCGCAAGCATACGGAAAGCGTCACTAGGGTGGCTCGTCCAATCGTGGCGCGGTGACTGCCTAAACGCCTTCTTGTCCTCGTCGTACTCGCGTTGATACTGACGCAGCGCCTCAATGCCGTCATGGCACTTCTCGGCGTCAAAGTACACACGCGGCAACAGCATGCGCACCGCTTGGATGCCTGACTGCAAGCCGATGTCAGGGACGACACCCAGCTTCTTGATGTCAAGGTAAGCGGCTAACTGCTCCAATACGCTACGGCCCGTCTGCAAGCTCTTAGCGCGGGCGTCGTGCGGTAGGTAGTGCTTGGCATACTCGTAGGGCTTACGGGTGACGACCTCGGCAATGTAATGGATGTCAGCGCCTGAGACGGCAAAGAAGTCAATGACGCGCACCTCGCCACGCAGCACTTGGTAGAACCAGATGGCGGTATCGTCGCGGTAACCCAAGTCCCATGCCGTATAGACGGGCAGGTTGGGGTCGTAGGGAAGGTTGCGGATACGGCCTTGGTCTTGCGCTTGGCGCATCTCCGTGCCGTAAAAAGCTCCGAGGATGGCAGCCTCGAAGCTGCACTCGTACTCCTGCAAGTACTGATCCTCGGACAATTGCGCTTTAGCGGCGGCTAGCTCTGACGCCGGGAGAAGCCCGCTGGTTGAGGCGGGTAAGCGCAGCAGGAACCACTCGCTAGGGATTCGAGTGGCTGTATCAAACACTTCCCAGAATTGGTTTTTGCCTTTCGGTGTACCGGCAAAGACCGCCCATCCCTGCTTATCTGACAAGGCAGGGCGAATAACGTTCCCAAATACGCTCGGCTTAAAGTCGCCGTACTCGTCAAGGTAGATGCCCGAGAAGCCAAGACCACGCATAGCATCGGCGTTGTCGGCACCGAACAGGCTGATCTTCACGCCATTGACCAGCGTTAGAGTCATCTGGCTTTCGTTAGCGTCTTGGGTGATCGGTGCGGCGTAGTACTTAAAGTAGTCCCACGCAATGCGCCTAGCTTGGTTCATGTAGGGGGCAACGTAGCCAAATAGCCCGTTTGGCCCTTGGTACGTTATCCCTGCTCGGATGATGTCGTTAACGGCTGCGACCGTCTTTCCTGCGCGGCGGTGAGCCACAATGCAGGCCCAGCGCTTCGTGCGGTTGTGGAACGGCATAAACGCCTTACGGGGTTGGTAAGGCATTTCGATTTCCACTAGGTTGGCTCCTTCCAGCGGATAACCAGTTCCTGTGGGCCACCCTCGTCACCCGTCACTTCGGTGCGGGCAAGGTCGGGCAGGGTCTTGCGTAGGACTATCTCGGCTGCTTTGAGTGCTGCCGGGGTCATTTCAATCTCACCGAGCGCGGCTTGCTCTAACCTAGACAGGATCACTCCTGACTTGATGCGTTCTCGCCACTCGTTGGATAGACGGGGTGTGTTTTTCCGTGCGGCCATGGCTTTGATTGTAAACGACTATTGGCGCATACCTGCAACAATCATTCGCGCTTGGGCATCCGTTTCATGGCTTCAGCCAGCTTCTTGCCCTTATCGGCTTGGTTAAAGTCGCGGGCTACGCTTTGGGATATGCCTACACGTTTGGCAAAAGCCGGGTCGTGGGCAGCGGCAGCCATAAAACGGCGTTGCTTGTCAGATGTACTAGGCATAATTACCTACTTTTCTTTTCAAGAACCGCTTGGTTTAGCGCTGCTGCAAATGCCTGACCGATATTGTTCGCAACACCCCAATGCGATTTTGTTGCATTAGTAGTCGGCAAAGCCTCGGTAGACTTTTTCGGATATGCGCTTTTCGTTTCTAGCTTGTTCAAGGGCATTTCGTAATTCATTCCGCACCTTATTTTCGCTTAACTTGGGTAAATTGTCCAATGACGACACAACAGCGTTGCCTTCGCCCCGACTGTTATCAATGACGGTTAAATTGAATTTAGGATTGTTGGCGTAGTCCTTTGCAAGACGTTCCATCGTGCTACGCGCACCGATGTGGGTGTTCAGATGCTCGGACAGCGGCACCGTTCTACCTGTTCCAAACTCGCCTTCTTGTCGCATTGCTCGAGTGAGTGCGCCTCGACTTAATGCCTCTACTGGATCACGGTAGGTAAACACGATTTGCACTTGACGTCCTGATTTAAGTGCCTCGTCGATTTTCTTTTTGCTGGATTCGTACCCATTCATGTTGGTGTCGTATTCCAGCTCTACCCGATTCAAACTCGGGGTGGTTTTGCGGAGCTGGGTGAGGCCAGAGCTTTTGCCTGCGCCTGTACCGCCAGCGGTAAACAACACCACCGGGTCTTTATCTGGCGGGGTCGGTTGGGCGAGGCGCTCGGCATAAAGTTTCTTAATGAACGAGCTTGATGGCTCATGTACGTCTGCCGACTTTGTGCGGTCTGCCAAGTATTCTGGCGACAATTCCCGTGCAACGTCCGTATTTAGAACTTTGCCGCCGAAACTGTCAGGACGAGTGGCGTACTCGGTTTTTAGTCCTTCGTAATCTTGGTCTAACCGCTTGAAATATCGTGCTTCGATAGCTTTATCAATCGCTTTTACGGCTCGGGGGATACCACCAACAACAGGAATTGCGCCTGCGGCAGCTAATAATTGCCCGAGTTTGTCGCCGGTTCGTCGTGATCGCTCAAAATCTCGCGCCGCCTGTGGGTATTGCAGCGGCGTAAATCCGGCTGCGATGTCCAATGCAACATCAGCGGTGTCCGTCGATTGAGGCTGATTTAAGCTTGCAAACCTTTTGGCTTTTTCGTCCATATAAGCCAAAACGGCAGCCAAACGGTCACGTTTCGCGGCCATGTCAGCTTAAATTTTCGAGCTTATACAGCGTGGAGGCGATCAGACCCACGATCTCGTCGTGGATGTTCTGCAAGTCAGGCTCGTCGGGCAGCTGGTCGCGCATACTCTTGGCAAAGTCCAGCAAGCCGCTGACGTAAGCCTTGGCGTCCTTCTGTACCTTAAAATCGTCGATGTAGGCGGTCATCGGGATGATGCCGAAATGCCCCTGATACGCCTCGGCGTACTTGTCGGCAAGGTCAAGGATGTTGTCGTAATACCCGCCCAGCGCCTTATGTTCCGCGTAGGACTTGGTGGACAAGTGCAGGAAATGGGTAATAGTGCTGCTGTGAAGCAGGGCTGAAACGAAGATTCCGGCTTGTTGGTGTTTCATGATTAACCCATTTTGCGGTATGTGGGCGAGGGTACTACCTACGGTATTTTACCGCAACTGCTCGGGTTTTATAGCAGAAATGTACCGATCCATGAGTTCTCGCACCGTTTCCTCGGGGTCACGCGCAACGTAGAACTCACCGCGTGGCTCAAACACTTGTCGGAACCTTTCTTGACTTGGGCGTAGCTTTCCCTTTTCGACCTTGATTTCGACCCAGCACACCCACGGTGTTCCGTCCGGTAGTGGTCTGACGACGAGACGATCTGGTACGCCGCCGTTTGAGGCGTAGTCGAGGACGGTGAACCCTGCCGCGGACAGCGCCCGGCCAATAAGGCCATCGTTCGCATCCCGCCTCGCTTTGTACCTCACGCCTTGCCTCGTTTACGCATCGCCCTAGCCAGATAATCCACCATGTTCTATTCCCCCGCTTTAGCTCTAGCACGAAGTCTCTCCACAGCCCGCTCACCCCAAAGCTGGCGTACCAGCCCAATCGTATCCCTGTCCGACAGCACGGCAGCAGCGCCAGCCTCTCGGATCAGTTCAGCGACCCTATCACGGTTGACCTCAACGCCTCTGGCTAACTGTGCGTCGTAAAACTTCAGACGGTTTAGCGGGGATTCCCGTACTGCCGAGTTCCACATCACCTGATTGGAGTGGAACTGGTGTTCTAGGTAGTGACCGAGTTAAGGCTTTTCCGGATGAGCTTGTTTAGTCGGAAAGTAAGTAAATTCATCTCCCATAAATCACCCGAACAACTGAAAGTTTTGGTAGGCAGCAACGGCGTCTTCCGACCAATGCGCTGCACTTGCGTGATGCTCTATCCGTTCCATCAGCACCACCGCCCTTGCATACCGACTTTTCGGGGCATACGACCCTTTCCAACGGGTATCTAACCCGACGTTGCGGGCGACGTTACAACTGTCCGCAGACGCTAACGGGACTTTGCTGAACACGCCGGGATCAAGCATCCGTAGGCCGTGCAACTTGACCTTGGGGCGTCCCTCGGCATCGCACAACACCCCCATCGCCTCGGCCAACCGCTTCCACCAATGATCGGTGCCGATCTCGGCAAACTGACCGGATGAACCCAGAGCTAGACGCGGCCATTGCATCAGCCATTCCAGATACTCAAGGCTTTCGTGGAAATGCCATACCGGAACCGAGCTAGCAGGGGTTAGTTTCCAAGCCTGCACCAACGCCTTGTTGTCCGACTCCGTACCATCAATGCGGTCAGGGATTACGCACCAATCCACCGCTGGGTGCCGAATCCACCGACTTGCCCAATCAGCATAACCGTCAAAGTCGTAAGTTTTACCCTGCTGCCAAGCACTAAAAGCCCCGTTATCCAGCACGATTGACTGACAAACCTCGGCAGCAATCTCCAACTGCTCCGGGTGTTCGTAGCTCACCATTGCGTGTTTGCCAGTAAATGCTTTGATCATGTCCAACGTCGTAGACATGGGTGTTCCGTGGTAATGAATCATGGAACGTGCTTCCAACGCTTCCGTGCCATTACGTCTTTCACGGCTTTTGGCGTAATGCCGTACTTACGAGCTAAAGCCTTATCCGTAAGTGCATTTCTTAACCGTTGCGCCTTTCTAATCTTTTTTACGATTTCAACGGTCATTGTGGCTAGAGGGTGTTCTTCACCCCGTTTTCCCCATGACATATATAACCTCTCTATGGTTTAAAACTGAT